ACAAGCAGTTGGTGCGGCTATCATAAAAGCTGGAAAACCTTACAAGTATGTGACAATTGATACTATCACAAAACTTGAAGAAATGTGTTTACCTGTTGCTAAAGCAATGTATAAACAAACACCTATGGGTAAAAACTTTGATGGAGATTCTATCTTAGAATTACCTCAAGGTGCTGGTTATTATTGGTTAAGACAGGCATTTACATTATGGCTAACTAAACTTAAAAAGTTAGCTGATCACATTATTTTAGTAGGTCATATTAAAGATAAGTTTATTGAGAAGAAAGGTAAAGAAGTCATGGCTAAAGACCTTGATCTTACTGGTAAGCTTAAACAGATAGTGACCTCTGATGCAGATGCTATTGGTTACCTATATAGGGATGCTGATAACAATTTAGTTTTAAATTTCAAGTCTTCAGATGAAGTTACTTGTGGAGCACGGCCTAATCATTTAAAAGGCCAGGAAATAGTTATGGCTAACTATGATCCAGAAGCAAATGACTTAGTCAACGTTGCTTGGGATAAAGTATTCATTGATTAAAATTAAACTCCTATGTTAGGGAAAAAAGATGCCGTTAAGGCAATTCAGAGTAAATCTGAGGGAATTATGAGTGTATTTACCTCTACAGTTAGTTCTTTAGAAGCTGTTAATGCGCAGGCGCAAACAGAAATGGACGCTAGAGCAGAACAGATTAAAGTATTAGTGACAGAAGGTGAAATACTTGACAATCAGGTTAAAGAAAACCAAAAAGTAATTAATAAGATTAAGGATTTTTTAAACAGTTAGAAGATGAAAGAGATTTCTATTAGAGAAGTGTTGGCACACCTTGAGAATGGTGTAACTAGAGTTAAAGATGCAGCTGGATATAATCCAGAAATTGGATCTATTGAAGAAATATATGAGCTTAGTGTATCTGATGTAAAGGAAATGTTTAAACATCCTTTATTGAAGAATAAAAAGACTAGGCCAGGCAGATCATTCCGTCTAGTGGATGATGTAACGTCGCAAGAAACTACATCTACTGCACCTACACCTTCATATGGTGCTAGACCTGCAGGAAGTAGTCCATCAACACCTCAACCACAGAGTGAACAACCTACAGCAGAAAATACACAAGAGACTGCTAGTGAGGAAGTTGCAGCTGAAGTTGAGGTAAACTTAAGTCAAGAAGAACTTGCTTAAGAACTATTAATTTAGTAAATTTGTTTTATAATTTTTAAAAAAGAAGTATTATGTACGGAAGTAGAGTAGACAGTGAAGGGAAGACAATCCAAAGTGATAGCGGTTATGCAGCTGCGGTTACAGGAGAAAGAGTAGAAGGAAACAAACTTATCTCTATAGGATTGGCAGAGGACAAAGATGGTAATACTATTGAGTCAAGAGCAACAATTACATTTGAACAAGCAAACGGAGCTAAAGTACGTTTGACTTTGTTTGAAGCAACAGAGCCATGGCAGTTTGACAGCTTGAATAAGCAAGTTAAGCACCTAGCTACTAAGCTTATGACTGAAGAAGAGTATTACGCAGGATTAGAAGCAGGAGGTGCTCCGTCTAACTTTGTTGAATTTATAAACAAAGTATCTGCATTACTTATGCCTAGAGCAGCAGGTAAGGTATTTACAATGAAGTTTGTATACATTAATGGATATGTATCTGTTCCTAAGTATCCAAACTGGATTGCATTACCTGAAAATGCAAATACGTTGTCAACTAATCCAAAATATGATCAATATACAGCAGAAGCTCCAACTTCAGCTGAAAGTGTAACTGCTGGTGCAGTTGCCACAAATGATCCTGTATTTTAATTGCTGGCAATTTTAATTTAAAAACAGCGGGGCAGAGAAATCTGTCCCGCATTTTTTATTATTCACTATGTATGGTAAGAGGGAACTAACATTAGCCAATATAAGATCTAGAGTTAATGACTTGGATTTGTTTACATATTATTGTACGCCATTCAAGCAAATTAACACTATGTTTTGTAGTGAGTTAAGACAAGATAAGTCTCCTACTTGCTCAATACAAGCTTATGAAGGTAGATTATTTTACAAAGATTTCTCCACAGGAGATTCATTTGATGATATTGGGTATATACAGCACAAGTATGGAATTTCATTCAGAAAAGCATTAGCCTATATAAATAGGGATTTTTCACTAGGATTTGTAAGTAGTGATATGGAAAACGTAGAAATGCCTACAATGCAATTCTTTGGTGTGCCGGATAAAACAGTAGATATAAATGAATTTGTAAAAGAATCTGCTACAATCAAAGTTCAAGTAAGAACTTGGACTGAAGAAGATGCCAAGTATTGGAGAGATAAATATGAATTTACTTCTAAGCAATTAGAATATTTTCATGTTTTTCCTTTAAGGTACTTTTGGATAAATGGTAAATTGTATAGGTGTAAGAACAATACTTACGGTTATTACTTAGGAAGTAGAGATGGACTTGAGAAATGGAAAATTTATCAACCTCTAGCTTCTAAAGACATAAAGTGGTTCTCTAATATTAGTAAGGCAGATGTTCAAGGTTACACGCAGTTGCCTGAAACAGGTGATGTTTTATATATTACCTCTAGTTTAAAAGATGTGATCACCCTTAGAAAATTAGGATTATACGCCATAGCACCAAGTGCTGAAAGTACTGTCATTCCTGAAGATATTATAAGTGAGTTAAAGAGTAGATTCAAACAACTTATTATTTTCTATGATAATGATGAACCAGGTATAAAAGCCTCTAATAAGCACGCTAAATTATATGGTGCTAAGGAGTTATTTATTCCTCCTTTTTTAGGTGTTAAAGATCCTAGTGATTTTGTAGAAAAATACAATTATGAAGAATTATTAAAAGTAGTAAAAGATGGGAAGAATATTAGTAATAGGTGATATCCACGGAGGATATAAAGGATTAATACAATGCCTAGAAAGATCTAATTTTGATAAGGATTCTGATACATTAATCTCACTTGGGGATGTAGCTGATGGTTGGTCACAAGTTGCAGAATGTGTAGAAGAATTACTTTCAATTAAGAATTTGATTGCTATTAAAGGTAATCATGATGTTTGGGCCCTAGAATGGTTAAAATATGGTAGATCTTTGGCACTTTGGTTAAATCAAGGAGGTAAGGCTACCTATAACTCTTATATTGATAGGCCAGAATTAATGGCTGAACATGTTGAGAGGTTCTTTGACAAGCAGCATAATTACTATGTAGATGATCAAAATAGGGCATTTGTACATGGTGGTTTTGTTTCTCAGAAAGGATTAGGCCATGATGCCCAACAAGCAAATTATTATTGGGACAGAGATCTGTGGAATCTAGCTTTAATGGCTGACAGGGCTAAGATTGAGTATGCTGAAGATGTCAATATAACTAACGGTAATAGATTTCTCAGACATAAAGAAATATTTATAGGCCATACTACAACTATGATGTTAGAGGCAAAAGGTAATATGAAAGAAAGTAAGGACCCTAATCAGGTTCTTAATGGACGTATTACTGTACCTATGAATAGATGTAATGTTTGGAATTTAGATACTGGAGGTGGCTATAGTGGTAAAATTACCATTATGGATGTTGATACTAAAGAGTATTGGCAATCAGATCCAATGAAAGAACTCTATCCTGATGAACAGGGTAGATAATTAATCAAAAACTTAATAACATGGCATTAGAAAAGCAAGAGGAAATCAAAGTAACTCACCCAGATTTTGGGCATGTTGTCTTTACAGGAATGTCTGGGAGACAAGCGGAGGTATTAGATATCTATCAAAAAGTCTTTGAGGCTAAAAAAGGAATTCCTAATGATAAGGAATTTGGGCAAGTTATACGTGCTTTATTGAGTTAAAAACGTAGAAAGATGATATTTATTAGGGGAAATGTTCCTAGTAGCAAAAATAGTAAACAATGGACCGGTAGAATGTTGATAAAATCTAAGGCCACTAGACTATATGAAGCTGCTACGGAATTAGAGTGGTTAGAAAACAAAGAAATATTTCAAAGAATGTTGGAAGGTAACCAGCCTCCATACAAAATTGGATTTTACTTTGTGAGGGGATCTAAACATAAATATGACTGGGTTAACCCTGTTCAAACTATACAAGACTTAATGGTAAGGTATGAATGGTTAGAAGATGATAACACTTCTATCATGTTACCTATTCCGTTTAAAATTAAAGGAAACTTTGATCACTATGACAAACAAAATCCTGGAGTATACATTAAAGTCTTAAAATAATGTTCAGTGAAGAACTCAAAAAACAATTAGAAAACCTAGGTGTTAATCCAAAAGGTAGCGCTACAGAAATACGCTATGCTTTGGAAGATGCATTAGATGATGCAGCAGAACATATAAATACAGAGCAGAACCAAAAATACCTAGTTGCAGAGAGAGTATATTCATCCTTTATGGAAGAGTACACAAAAATGCTTGATGCAGGTGATGCCTTATTTGAATAAATCATTTTTATTTTTTTTTTAATTTTTAAATTTTATTATCATGAGAACAGTAACAGTAGTATCAACACAGGCAAATGAAAGAAGAGAAATTCAATCAGACGCTACTACTTGGGGACAATTAAAGAGAGAGATTTCTAGTATGATGACAGGTGACATGAAAGTTACTGTAAGGGAGACTAGAGTAGATCTTTCTCATGAAGATGCTGAGTTACCTACAGGTAATTTCACAATCTTCTTATTTCCAAACAAAGTTAAGTCTGGAAAATAATGAATAATCCGCATGCATATGCTTCTGTAGAAGAGCACATGGCAGCTATGGAAGAAAGAATGGACGCTATATTGAATGAAGAATCTGACTTTTGTATGACAAGTATACAAGTTAATCAAGAAGATATAGCACAGTTTTAATATTTATAAGGGGAGGCATTAAGTCTCCCCTTTTTAATTAATTTATTATGGGAGAAACAGAAGATGAGTTTGCTAGGGCAGAGGCTCTATTAGCAGAACTGGAAGGGAGATCCGGAGTATCTCAGCCACAACCAGTTCCAGCACAACCGCCACATACACAACAAGCAGAAGCACAAGATTTTGATTTTGAGGAAATAATTGATGTAGAAGCTGTGCCAGAGGCTGTAGAAGCAGTTCCAAATACTCAAGCTACTATAGCTTCTAATTTTAGATTGGGGGCGCATTACAAGATATCTCTGGAGCATTTTAGTAGATTATGTGAAGGGCACTTATTAGGACCTGATAGAGGAAAACTAACTGATGGCGTTAATATTTATCCTAGAGCTATATACTCAAATGATTCAACTAGAAGACTTGTAGACATACCTTATGAGGCTCTTATATATCAAGAATACGTTTTTCTTTATGTATTAGAGAAGACAGACGTAGCAATGAAAGTGTCTATAGGGTTACGTACAAGACATTCACTGGTTAGAGCACCTTTCTTAAGTCAAGTACCTGGTAGTAACGGATACCTTGTTTATCATTTATGGATAAAGTTTGCAGATTTAGAAGCTCATGGAATTTTAGATGGTCATGGAACTTCAGGTTCAGAAAGAGATAGATTTGTTTTTGTTAGAGAGAATGTTGACATAGATTTACTTCAGAATGCTTATAACGAAGAAATAGCAAGACTCTTAAAAGTAGCATTAAAGGAAAAGCAAAGAAAAAAGAAAGTTGAAGAAGAGTATGAAAACAATCTACAGACTATCGCTGCTCTTGCTGAAGAAATTTATCCTGGTAATACACAACTTTATACAGCGGCAGAACCTTTTATTTATGGTAATACTAGAGATTTCTTTAGAAATGCTAACATAAGAAATCATGCAGCTTTGCTTATAAGATTTCCGGAAATTGTTATTACAAACAGAGATAAAAGAAATCATAACATTAAAGATTTGTTTGTCTGGTTAAGTTTTGGTATTGATTCTGGGCATAACTTTTTTATGAGTAGTAATCTATATGGAGCTAGAGCTACTGTAAATAGTGCTGAATACCACAGTAGATACAGACATTCTCACTTACAAACAGGAAATGAGCCTAATTTTGTAAATTTCTGCCAAGGTGGTGGTACACCAACTTCAATAGCTACTGCAGAACTACGTTCTAATTTTACCATGGAGAAGTTTGAATTGTTTTTATACCAATTATCTACATACGTTAGATATGAAAGTTTAGAAGGCGGTCCATACATTAGAATGGAGAATATAAGAGGTAGATCAAGAAGTACAAGATCAGTAGAACCTGAAAGAGATCTAGACCATTATATAGAAATTGTAAAAATGAAGAATTTACAGTTACCTGTAAAAACTGCAGTTGTAAATGGTAATGAACAATTTGTTTTCAATGACAAAGATCCTGTTTTTCTAAAAGAGCTAGGAGAAGTTACCAGAACACCTTATGTTAAAACAGCTAATGGAAGTTTTGAACCATTAGGTTCCACAGATCAGACATTATCTGATTCAGACAAACGTTCTCTTACTAGAGATTTGTTTGAATTTAGAGGTGAGCGTATACAGTTTAAAGTAGTAGATCCTACAGACAATGTTGGTCAGGATGCTCAAAAGTATCCTTCACCTATGTCTGTAGCACATATCAAGAAAGTACTTGAAGAAGAATTAAATTTATATTACATTTTAAAAGAAAGTTATGAGCTTAGTTGATAAAAAAGTGACGTCAAGGTTAGTAGAGAAAAAACTACCTGGCAAAGCAACTTTAAATCTGACATCAAATATTATGGATCAGATTGATTACCTACATAAAATTGTAGGTGGAGTTGAATGGAGTGGTGTTTTAGTTTATAGAATTGTAGAAGGTTCTATTGAAGATTATGAAAATCTTGAAATAGAAGTTCTAGAAATTTTACCTATGGATGTAGGTACTTCAGGATATACTGAATATGAACTAGACTCTTCAGATGAGTATACCTTTAACAATTTATGTGATAGAGTAATGATGGATGACAATCTTAAGATTGGTCATATACATACTCACCATAACATGAATTGTTTCTTCTCTGGTACAGATACTCAAGAATTGCATGATAATGCAGGTAATCATAATTATTACTTGTCTTTGATTGTAAACTTTAAAGATTACACTAACTGGTGTGCAAAAATTGCATTAGTTGGAGAAGAAGCTCAAGAAGGTAGAGTTACAAATAAGTTCAAAGGTACCAATGGAGATATTATAGAGAAAGTTGTAGAAGTTAGTAAAGCTACAGATATTCTTTATACTATTGATATTGATATCAAGTATGAAGCATCTGAAGAGGAAGAAGGACTTACTGAGTTCCAACAACGTGTACTAGAGTTAAATAGAAACAAAGGAAGGAGGTTTTCAACTCCCAGTACACCGGGGTACCAATGGGGAGGGCCGCAAATTGGCTCATACCAAAGGAACCCAGTTACAGGGGTATATGAAAAAGTCACAGTTGGACAAGGCCGCTTGTTCCCAGAAGGTGAAGAAGAAGAAGAAAAAGAAGCACCAAACTACAAATGGTGGGAAAAAAAGGAAGAAAAAAAGGTAGTAGAAAAGGAAAGGGTAAAAATAAACGTGGCAGACGCCAGTATTAGAGGTTTCGCCCATAAACTTATTTCAGTTGAAATGCAACCAACAGGGTTGTTTTCCACTACCTTAAACAACCTTGATAAGGCTTTTGAAGAATTGCCTGAAGAAGAGTTGGAAGCCTCTAAAGAACTTTATGTTGAAGGAATAACTTTAAATTATGACAGGATTTTTACTGATCATTTTAAAACAACTCCTACAGATACGTCAAAAGATTTTGTAACTAGAAAAGTTATTAAGATTTTGGAAGCGTATGAACATGAGTTCACTTTCCTACAAGAAGTAATTGAAGAATTAACCTTAAATTATGTCCTAGAGGACGTTGAAGAATAATTATGGAAGATACAGCACAGATAGAATCTTTAGCCGGTGTAAATGTAAATGAAGAGCCTGCTACAGAAGAACAGAAACCTATAAATGCTAAGCATACTAGGTTTTCAGAATTAATGTGGTATGATCCTGATCATGATATTATTGTTGGAGGAGTAGGTGGAATTGGTTCTTGGCTAGCTATGTTGCTAGGCAGGGCCGGTTACCGTCTTTATCTTTTTGATGATGATACCATTGATGAGACTAACATGGCTGGTCAGCTTTATCCAGTATCAAGTATTGGAGAGAATAAAGCAATGGCTATTCAACAAGCTATTTGGAATTATTCACATAATTCTGATGTTACTTCTCTTGGTAGATATGAGAAGGAATCAGAAGCTTGCCCTATCATGTTTTCTTGTTTTGATAACATGTCTGCCAGAAAATTGTTATTTGAAAACTGGGCCGCACAAGAAGATAGAAGTATCTTCATTGATGGTAGGATGTTAGCTGAAAGTTTTCAAGTGTTTGCAGTAGTAAAAGGCAAAGAAGAGGAATATAGAGCAACTTTGTTTGAAGACGGAGATGTTCAAGAACAACCTTGTTCTGCTAAAGCTACTTCACATACTGCAGCTATTATTGGTGGTGTTATGATGTCAATCTTAACTAATCACATGTCTAATGTTAAGTTAAACATGGATATTAGAGAAGTTCCATTTAAGACCACGTTTGAAATACCTTTATTAATGTTTAATGTAGAACTATAATGGATATTAGTTTAGAATCAGGTGGCTATAATAGTAACCTTAAAATATACAAAGCCTTGCCAAAAATAGGTAAAACTAGTGACTATGTTCCTTTATTTACTATCTACAGACCTTTTCCAGCTAATTTGCGTAATGTTGGTAGATTAGGTGATTCTCCTGTAAAAGAAAGGTTAAATGCATTATTAGGCAATCAAAACCTAGTACCTTTACAGAAATTACTAATAGATAGAGCATCTACAGCACTCATAGACAGTAAAGAGTACTACAAAGACTTTATAAAAGAATTTAGAGAGTCTTTGCAAGAACTTATTACTGAGGAAGACCTGGAGTTTCAAGTTAAAAAGGTACGTAGCACTGGTAATAGCTATGATGATTTATTTAGCGGAGTTATAAAAAATAACTTTTGGAATCATTATGCACTTAGATCCGGAGCTTATATCACAAATTTAGGATATACAGCATTCTGTAATAATACAAGAGAAGATTATAAAACCCTATTTTGTTTTGTAGCAAAAAGGGAAATGATCCCATACTTGAGAATGTGTTACCTAATGGGGGAAGAGCCGCATCCAGATGCCTTAGAGCTTTGGACTATAGAAGACTTAGATGTTGTTAAAAGCCAGTACAATATAAGATCTAAATACCGTAAGTTTATTAAAGTAGAAGCTGAACGGTCAGGTATTAAGATTGTAACATGGCCTGATTTGGATAAATTACTGTTTCACAACGCTGATTTACCTAAATTTAAGAAACTTTCTGAAAAGAAGGAATGGGTAGATAGGGCTTCTAATGAATTTTTAGATGCTTATCTAGTCAATAGAACCTTACAAGCTGGTTACAATATCAAGCTTGTAGCTTAATGAAAAATTCAATTATGTTATAACTTGTAGACTCTCAGCTAAATGTAACCACCCGGAGTCAGCTGCAGCAGAACAATTAGTACTCATAGGTAATGGAGCTAGACATTGTTTTAGATACAATAGATCTATTATAGTGGTCTAGGCCCATAGACGTGAAGAA